TTATAATCATAATGACCATTCCTCTCTTTCTTTTGTTGGTATTGATTTTAAAGCTTCTTTAAAACAGACTCTACATAATAGACTATCTGCCCATAAAGAATTTGATGAAAAAAACCAAGCTAACTTATCTGCATCTTTCTTAAAACATCTTGCACATTGAAAGCTTAGTTTCTTAATTTTTGCTGTTGGTTTTGTCATTAGTTCAACACCTGATGGTTTCTTCCAAGTAAGCATTTTCTATAAATGTCTGTATATTGAGTCTCAGCTTTAGGAGACAATATCCAAAAATTTATATTACCAAGAAGTGTTGTATTGTTTTCTGCAAGTTTCTCGCACAATATTAAATCATTTGATATGTCACTTGCATTACTTGTTTCAAATTTAGACCTACCTTTTGTATCTAAAATAGGCTCATATTTGGCACAAGCATTTAAAACGCAGACAAGGGTTGCGATTAAAAGCATCTTTTTCATAACTATTTGTCCTCTCTCTTTAAGCTAAAGCTGGATGATACTTCGTTTGATGTATCTTCCAAGCTAAAGATTTTTTGTTGTTCCTTATCTTCTCTAGCTTTTTCAACAAGTCTTGTTCTCTCACTATTGCCTTGTCGTACTTGGCTTGAAGCTTCGGAAGTGCTTTTTCCATTAGCTTTCTCCTTTATAAAGTTTGCTACTGAAACAACAGTAGTATTGGGGTCAAATACGACCCCAAAATCTTTATACATTTGTTTTAGCAAATTAAATGACTTATTTCTAGTCTTAATTGATAAGATTAATTTTGACATATTTACCTCTTATCATCGTATAGATCGAGTCTGATCTTATACTTAGTTGCTGTACCATGATTATATAATCTTTCTATATTGACTATAAAATCATTCTTAGAAGCTTGATTTTTAAGCTTACTAGAATTGTTTTGTAGCCTTTTTAAAAAGATAGACCAATTAAAAGTCTTGTCTTTGAAACAGCTAATCATAGCATGGACAAATGATCTTTTTTTGTAATACTCAAAATACTCGCCACAAGTATTAATATTTTTAGCCCAAGTTTTACCCTGTTCTAAATTGTCTATTACAAAATTACCTTTTTTAAACTCTTTTCTAAGAGTTGCATTTACATAGCCTTTACCATTTAACATAGCAATACATTCAACTATGCCAAACTCATAAGTTCTATGAAACCACTCTAAGAGTTGGTAGTCCTTTTTTCCAAGTTTGCAGAAAGACATTAGGTATTCTGACAAATTCCATTTTCTATTAACAGAATTTACATTTCTAACATCTTGTAATTCAAACTGACTTTTAACAATATAAGATATTGGATTTCCAACAATCTTGTAAGACTCCAATCTATGCTGTCCATCTAAGACATTCATATTTTCATCTACAATAATTGGGATTTGTAAATCCTTTTCTCTTATTGATTCAACTAACTTTCTAACATGAAGCTCGTTGATTGCTCTATTACCTCTAAGTCTTTTAAACTTATTGTATTCAGTAGTAGAGTATATTTTACTATTAGACATTACTTATCTCCTTTTAGGTTATTGGTTATTGATGATTTAAGAGCCTGAAACTTTTTATCTACTTCTCTCTGTTTCAATTCACTCTTAAATTTATTGATCTCATTATGAGAGTCAATGCTAGTTGGTTTTGCAACAGGCATCCCACAGTTGTCAAACCATCTATTATCTTCAGTAAAGCTATAATTCTTTCCTGAAAATTTTGTTGTTTTGATAGCACCTTTATATTCGGTGCTATCTTTTTGGATTAAATAAACTTTACCATGTAGTGTTCGGTAAAGCCTATCAATCCATTGTTCGTTCACAAAGTTAGATACTACTTGATTATCCATTACTTGATCTCCTTTATCTGATCTACTTTAAGATTTTCCATTCCCATTTCTTCAGGATGATAACCTTGATCGTAATGTTTAGATTCTCCAAACAATTTTTCAGCTTCCTTTTTTGAGTTAGCTTCAATCTCTACTGACATCCAAACATCAGCAGTATAATCTATCTTATATTTTTTAGTCATTGTTCTCCCTCTTAGTTAATTGTTGGTTTTGTTTTTGATAATTCTACAGCTTTAAAAAATAAATCTTTTGCATCTTTATTATTTTTAAAACCATACTCATTAGCAAAATCCATTGAAGATGAAAAAGAAGCATCTTCATCCATACCTCTTTCTTTAATTTGATTTGCTAAAGCATTTACATCATCAGATGTAAAACTATCTCTTGTGTCATCAAAATAACTTCCCCAAGATAACTCAATGTATCCATCAATCGCTGACACTATATTTATTTTTGTATTTTTCATTATGCTCTCTCCTTTGTGTAAAATAAATGTTTATCTTCTACTTTATCTTCAAACAAATTAAACAAAGCTTGACCACCATGATCTTTGTAAGAAATGTAAAAATTGTTGTGCAAAAAAGTTAAAGGAACAACTTTATCTCTAAGCATTACTTCTATCTTTTCAGGATAGAAACCATTAATAAAATTGTATGTAGAATCATTATAGTCTCTTTCTCTTGAAACAACTTTAACACTTAAAGCTTCTAATGATTTAATTTTTAAAGTTAATAATTTTTCTTTCTTTAACTTTAATTTAAGTTGCTTTAGTTTTTCTTTATTAAAGATTTCTGACTCAATAGCACTTGAAACTTTATCAAGCATCTCGCCTTTTAAGTTCAGATCGTTATTGTTATTTATAAAAGAATTTAGATTAGTAATTTTATTTTCTACTTCTTTTATTTCATTATGTGTTTTCATGTTCTCTCCTTTTAGGTTTTTATTTATATTTAACATATTCTATTAGTATAGTTATATGAGGTTGAATTACAACCCCTTATTTAATGGCTTAAAACATAGCTTATTTGACATCTAATACAATTTAGAATAGAATATTTAATGTTTTTAAAATTAAAACAAATCAGATACAAATGATTCGTTATGTTTTTTTTAAATTTTATGTTAGAGAGATATTAATGCGAAAGCAGTTAAAGTATATTTTTTTCATAACAATACTTTTAGGTTATGTGTTGGGTGGTTTCTCTCTCTCTACTGCCCAACACTTTAAACAGGAAACTTTATGACTAAAGCTGATAGAGGAGATTTAGACCTTACCAAACAAATAGAAATTAAAGAAAAAGAAACTCATGCTCTTAATGATGTTGTTGTTAATTTAAAAAATATTATTGATAGTAAAGAAGCTGAGATGACAGCTATGGTAAATGCCAATGATAGTCATAGAGAATTAAATGGAAAATTAAGAAAAGAATTAGATCAAGTAAAAGCTGATAATAAAAAATTAGCAAAGCAAGTAGAAGATTTAATTAAAGAAGCTAAGGAGATGTTGCAATTCCCATGATAATATTTGGTCATCCTATACATAGAAAATATACAAATATAATTTGTAAAACTTTGGTTGTTATTATTTCTGTTATTGTGTTTGTATTGTTAGTAGCTTGTAGTAAAATTGACTTTGACCCAACAACATCATCTTTAAAATATATTTTACAAAAGGAGTCTAAATGGAAACCTTAAATCTAAATAGTAGAGAAGCTTATAAGAAATTAGAAGAAGCATCTAACTCTTGGTCTGAGTGGCATAAGAAAGTAATTATTTTAGATGAGGGTAGAAAAGCAACTTATTCTAAATGCTTTCTTAAATATAAGCTTGATACTAAAACTGTTATTGAAGCTGAACACAAAGCTAGAACTGACCCTGAGTATAAAGAAATTGTAAAACAATATGCTGAAGCTGAAGAACAGCTAATCAAAGCTAAGTTTCATTATCAAAATTTAGATCGTTATTTATCAGTTAGACAAACTGAAATAAAAAGAGATTTGGCTCTTGTTGGAAAGCAAGAGGGATAAAATTCTTTAAGTATCATATGCTCCCCTTAAAGATAGACCCATCAGCGAGAGTTGGTGGGTTGCTAATGTTTTGTAATTTCTAATCCTGTCATGTCTGTTGTTTCATCTATTGGTTTTACAATATAATTATAATCAACAATTCTTACATCAGGATATATTGACATATCTTTTATGATAGAATTTAATTTACTTCTATTTGGCAATAAATCTACAAATCTCAAACAAACAAAGTGACCAAATGGCTGGTAATCAGATTCTAATTGAAACTCTACTTCTATAATTACTGCGTCTATGTCCATTAGACATATTACTTCTTTTTGTTTCTGTTTAAAACCTTATCTGTCATCTTAGTAGAAAATGTTGCAGTAAATACAATAATTAATAAATACCAAACACTATCAGGCAAATCGTTAATAATCTCTACCCATGCTCTAAAGTTATCTCTTGTACTTTCAAAAAAACCTGTCGTAAGCATACCCACTAGCCAAATTAATAAAATTTCATCTTTAAATGACTTGTCTTGTGATTTAATTCTTTGAACATCAACCTCTTTACAAGCTTCTATTTCTGCTTGTCTTATAGTCTTAACTTTTTCGGCTTTGTGTTTAAAATGGTCAACAGCTTTGTTGACTACCATTTTTGTCAGAGGATTTTTTAATAAAGTTAGCCACATATTATAAATAAGTATTACTTGTTAGCATTAATAATGTTGTCCAATATACTACAAGAATTGAATAAATTAAATAAGTGAATTTCATTCATTCCTAATATTCCTTATTTTTTATTTTTCAACTCTTTTGCTAGTTCGCAGTAATGAATTATCTTATTCCATTTCTCATCAGAGTTTTCTCCTGACTTATCTCTTAGACAGTATTTGATTATATTGCCTTGTATAAAATCAAGCTTGTTTGCTACAATAAATTCAATAGGCTGTATCTTAAATCTCTTGTAGTGCTTACCACCTATTTGTCTCT